GGCCCATGTGGATTTCACTCCACGGATCGGAGGTGAAAGGCTCATTCTCAGCAGAAGCTTCGAAGAACCATTTCAGCAGCCCCCCTGGACCCTCGACCTGGTAAGGTCGGGATTCAGCGCGGACGTATGAATACCGCCTCTCCCAACACTGAAGAAACTCGTTGTAACGAGCGTCCCAAGCGATGGGGTTGGCGGTGACACCGTACACGGTTCCTGATGGAACGGAGAGATCTAGTCCAGCCCTCACAGGCTTGACGCGGACAATTGGCGCAAGCCAATCGTCACAGATCCTCACTGTTCTCCACAATCCGGCGTAGTAACACCGGTTGCGGAAGTCAGCGAACTTTCCGATATGGGCTGCATCCTTCCGGGATCCTGGTGGATCCATCCGGAGTCGGACCACGGACACGTCAGTGCCGTTGTAAAAGTCCGCTCCACAGGACTCTCTGAACCGTCCGGTCCAGAAAGACTTGGATTCATTGACCTTGAAGCCAAAAGCGTTCAAGAGGTCAATGACGGAAGCCACAGCATCACGAGGTACGATAATGTCGTCCCCGTATATGCTAACGACTTCACCCCAGAGATGGGGTGACGAGTCGACACCGCTGCGCTCCATGCCCATCAAAGCAATCACCGAAAAGATGATTGTCTCCAACGGGAATGTGAGTGCGGAACCCATCGAAGCGAACTTTGCGAGATGAATTTCTTCACCATTCACATCAGCCCACTCCGACCGAGTCGCGAACACGTAGTCAGACAGGTGCGGCCATCTAGAGAGAAGGCGCGCAACCATCTGAGTATGTACGCGATCCGAAGCCTCGCTCAAGTCGAGCGTAGCTAAGGAACCAGTCACAGAAGAGGATTGAGCGAGAGCTCGGTTCCTTTCCTGCCGGACGAAACCTATCAGACTAGAAAGTCTAGATTTTTCGACCGCCGAATAGATCTCTGCCTTGAGAGCCTGCTGCGCATATTGCATCGCAGAAGGTTCAATAGCAATGATCCTCGGAGCTGACTGGGTCTTCGGTACGGCGACTACCCTGACGGGTAGTTCGTCGTGACGGGCAACGATCTTCACAGGACGCCACTCCGGAATGTTCCGGGTGTAACGCCAGCTGGGGAACACTTCCTCTAGCCTTTCGGGCCAGTAGGGAAATGCCCAGCGTTCAGGATGGTCGAGGCGATCTGCCACGGCACCTGGTCCATGTGAAGGTATGAGATCAAAGTGAGCTATCTTGAACTCAAGATGGTCAAACAATGATCCATACACCCTCAACGTCACGTCCTGGAACTCCTTCCAGGGCATCTCCGACGAATGCCGAAGAAAGTGACCATCGAGGGAATCGTCGGTCTCGATAAAGGACTGAAAAGCCGCGTTTTCCCTCTCAGGGGAAACCGGTCGTTCGACCTTCTGCGTCAGGTAGCAAATCTGACGCACGGCCCAGATGCAGTCTGCATCTGGGCTATCGAGTAACTGACCCTTGTCGTCGAACACGCGAGCAAGGAAACCCTGAAAAACTACAGGGAGCCCTGATCTCCGGTCAAACCGGGGATTCGTGCTGGGCCAAACTCCACTGTCAAGGCCTCTTTCGAGGTCCTTGGCGAGAGTTGGCAAGGTGATCGTCAAAAACGGATCACCCTCGTGTTCGTGCCGACGCGTGAGGTATTCGCCATCACGCGCGACATCAACGTGACACAGAGCACCGGCGTCAGCCAGTGCTGTGAGATGGAGCTCTAACAGGCTTTTCATCTCTCCCTTTCAGGTAGAAGAATCCAGCATGCTAGGCCGATCGACGCTTGCGTGGTCGTTGTCTCCAGACCGTCACCATCGCGGCACAGGCTAAAATCAAGAAGCCTATGTCGATGATGAAGACACTGATGACGAAGACTAGCTCAGCGTTCTCCACCCACGACCTTCGTAAGAAGGGCGTTTGTCGACGCACTCAGAGCGGCGGTTTCCGCCGTGTAGAGTGCGATGACATCCGCTGCAGGGATGCCGAGCGGGACCGAAATCCCGATCGACACCGAGTAGGGCACCTTCGACTTGATCCCGGTGACGGGATCAGTGATGATGATGCTCTTCTGCAGCGTCGAAGTTGCGCGACGCCGACCGTCTCGAGCGACCTTTTGGGTCACGAAGAGATCGACGGCATTCGCGACATCGGAGTAGACGGACGTGTCCGTCCGCTGCTCCAGCTTCGGAAGGGTGTAGGCCGTACCAGCGATGGTACGGGACTGAGGATCGGTAAGCATGATGCTCCTTGTTGTTTGTACAACGGGGGTGTTGGGTGTTGGTTAGCGAGAGGCTCGTGTGAGCCCCAACGCTGCCAGGATAACCCACTGATTCGGGTTCAAACCAGAGGTTGTCATGGGCTTGAAACCGTATGGATTGGCCCTCAGCCGGCGTTTGCCGGTAGTAGTCCATTGCCTTGCAATGGCAGAGGGTCCCGCATAGTTAGAGCCCGAGAGGTTAGTGAAGATTGCTCCTCGCTTAACCTCGTAAGACTCCATTGCGTATGCGTAGTTGCTGATAATCCGATTATCGGATGCGACTTCGTTAGCCGCAATTGTGTCGCCAATCTTGACGAACCAATCTACCAGCCATGACCAGGGTGCGAGTTCCCAGAGAACAGCAGGGGTGATTGTGGGGTCCATGAGGACCTCCAATCGCTCCAAATAAGAGTCGGGGTTAAACCCGATCTTAGGGATGAAGGAGTAAGATCCTTCAAACCATCTGTTCCGAATTACACGCTGGGACCAGAGGATGTCACTTTGGAAAGTGATACCTTTCAGTCCCAACCCATCACCAGTGACGCCAGTGAGAGAACGGCCCATCTTGTCAAAGAAGGGCTGAACATCACTTGTGTTGTTGGTGCGGGGGGTGCTGTAAGAAGTAGCAAACAAGCTACTCCGTCCAGAACCAGACGTGTAAGTGAGACTCTCAGCCTCACGCCTCTCTCTGTGCACCGGACCGCGAGGTCCAAGTAGTGCGGTGGTCGCGCCCGCTAGGGCTTGACCAGTAGAGATCAGGTCTGACAGGAAGGGTATCCAGCCAAACGTGAGATTGAGATAGTCATCTCCGACAGCTTTGAGAGTCTGAGTCCTTTTCAGGAGATCAGCCTTCGCAAATGCTGTACCAAACCTCGGGAGTCCCATTGGGAGTTCACCGAGGAATTGGGAGAGCTTGAATATCTCAGGCAAAGGCGCGGCTTTAGCGTACGTCGATTGTGCATACGACGGAAGATCGGTCCATACGACTGGCGCGAAGCCGGTCATATAGGAATTCGAATCCGTCGGATACAAGTCGAGGTTTGTACCTCGAATGGTGTCATTGCCAGAAGAAAGCGCTAGCTTCCCGCTCCAAAGTCCACCCTCCGACTGATACCGTACCGATTCGTAGGGATGTCCACGGTCCTCAACAAAGAGGTCCGCGGCAAACCCGCGCGTCAGTGCGGCATCACGCTTGACCCCATTCACCGCTTGAAAAATGGTGAAGGGATCGGCCTTTTCACGAGGGACCTCACGACTTTCGAGAAGGTAAGGGCTCTTTCGAGCCCGACTCCTGTAGGAAGTGAGGCGTAGCATATCGACATTGGTGAAACCATTGACTGCCTCGAAGGCAGCACCATAGTTTCTAGTGCCAGATGCTACTGTTGAATGGTTGTGATACCACTCCTCGTAATACGGCATGGTCATGTCCAAACGGTCAGGGAAATCTCTTGCGCGTACACAGTGCGCGTGAGACCACGATGATGATCGCGGTGGGGCCTCTCCCTTTTGGGGGGAG